AAGCGTGAGCGAAATTGCTTCTAATATTACAGAAAAAAGATTTGTAGATGAATTAGAGAGAATGAAAGAATTCAAATATAAATTTATGATTTTTGAATTTAGTTTAACAGATGTATTAAGATATCCAGAAGGATCTGAAATACCTAGACACAAATGGAAATATATTAAAATATCTCCTAATTTTATACTCAAAAAATTATCTGAGTATATGGTAAACTACGACATAAACATTATTTTTGGCGACACTCCTAAAAATGCAGAAAAGATAGCTATGGCTATTATGAGGAGGGTATACGAAATTGAACAACCCAAATCTTAAAATATATGAAGATGCTTGGCTGGGCTTAGGGGATCTGTCTAAGTTAGAACTTGATTCTAACAAGATGATTCATCGTAGCAAAAAAGACATAGAAAACCCAGATCAGCATTTAATGAGAATTTTTAGAGACACTAATTATTTAGCGTCTACCTGTAAACTGCTATTTGACATAGAGCTTCATCCGATCCAGGTTGCAATATTACAGGAATTTTGGGTTCGTCCATTTCCTATGTTTATAGCTAGTCGTGGCTTTGGTAAGTCTTTCTTGATGAGCTTATATTGTATTCTTAAATGTACGTTTGTCCCAGCTACTAAAATTGTGGTGGTTGGTGCTGGTTTTAGACAGAGTAAAATTTTGTTTGAGTATATGGATACTATTTGGAAAAGTAGTCCCATATTAAGGAGTATTTTTAGCGGTAACGAAGACGGCCCTAGAAGAGATGTGGATAGATGCACAATGAGACTTGGAGATAGTTGGACAATTGCTATTCCAATGGGTGATGGAAGTAAAATTAGAGGTTTGAGAGCGCACATCATTATTGCTGACGAATTTGCTTCTATGTCTCCAGAAGTTTACGAAACGGTTGTTTCTGGTTTTGCTGCTGTTAGCGCCAGCCCTATTCAGAATGTGAAAGAAGAAGCTAAAAAACAAGCTATGCAAGATATGGGTATTTGGAATGAAGACTTGGCTACACTAAGCAAAAAAATGGGTAACCAGGCTATAATTAGTGGTACTGCAGACTATAGCTTCAAACATTTTTCCAGCTATTGGAAAAGATATAAAGCTATTGTTCAGAGCAAAGGCGACCCTGTTAAGCTAAGAGAGGTATTCCAGGGAGAGGTTCCTGAGAACTTTAATTGGAGAGATTATAGTGTAATTCGCATTCCATACGAATTGATACCTAAAGGATTTATGGACGATAAGCAGATAGCTAGAGCCAAAGCCACCATTCATACTGGTATATATAACATGGAATATGCAGCATGTTTTACCGAAGACAGCGAAGGGTTTTTTAAGAGAAGTTTGATTGAAAGCTGTGTAACATCAGACAAAAATCCAATCATGATCAATAATGAAGAAATATTATTTGATGCAATGATTGAGGGAGACAATTCTAAACAGTACGTTTATGGTATTGACCCTGCTAGTGAACAGGATAATTTTAGTATTGTAGTTATCGAAATCAATCCAACACATAATAGAATTGTATATTGTTGGACTACAAATAGAGGTAATTTTAAAGATAGACAAAAAACAGGATTGGTTGAAGATCAGGATTTCTACAGTTTCTGCGCTAGAAAAATAAGAAATCTTATGAAAATATTTCCTCCAGTCAGAATAGGTATGGATGCTCAGGGTGGTGGTATAGCTATTGAAGAAGCTTTACATAATCCTAAAAATTTGGATCATGGAGAAGTTTTAATATGGCCCGTTATAGATGAGAAAAAATCTAAAGAGTCAGACAACCAGGCTGGATTACATATTGTAGAGATGGTACAATTTGCTAGAGCAGAATGGACAGCAGAAGCCAATCACGGATTGAGGAAAGACATGGAAGATAAGTTATTGTTATTTCCGAGATTTGATGGTGTTTCTTTAGGTTTGGCTCTCAATAAAGAAAACAGAGATATTATGGATGCAGATCTTAATCCTATATATGATAGTTTAAGTGAATGCATTTTAGAAATAGAAGAGCTAAAAAATGAACTAACTACTATTGTTATGACCAAAACGAGCACAGGGCCAAACGCCAGAGACAGGTGGGATACTCCTGAAGTTAAATTACCAAATGGTAAAAAAGGCAGAATTAGAAAAGATAGATACAGTTCTTTGGTCATAGCAAATATGCTAGCTCGACAGATAAAAAACAAAATTCCAGCAGTCAAATACGAGGTGGTGGGAGGTAATAGAATAGATGTGAAAATGCATAAAGGAGACATGTATAAAGGCCCAGCTTGGTTTACAGAAGCAGCTAATGACGATATATATACTGGAGTATACTACGATTAGGTGTATTATTTTTTAACAATCGTATTACATTTAAATTACAATCAAAATGAACAAATATCCTAAAAGTGAAGCAGAAAATAACAGCGAGTTAATAGGTCAAAATGCCTATGTTGTATGGGGTGATGATCTAGCTAGTAAAAAAGAGGCTTTGTCTGCTTCTGCAGATTCTCTAGACGAATGTATAGGTATTCAAAAAACCTCTGGTAGCAGAAGATACAGCTTAGACTATTCTAATTTAGACACCAACACTTCTGGTCGTCCAGGTTTAACCAAATCAGATTATTATTACTTTCGACCAGACGAAGAACCTCCTCGTAATTTTAAACTTATTGTTAAAAAAGCAGAGGATATATACAATCGCGTTGGTTTGGTCAAAAATGTGATTGATCTTATGGGTGATTTCTCGAGTCAGGGTATTCGATTAGTTCATCCATCTAGACGAATAGAAAAATTTTATCAAACCTGGTTTAACAAAATTAATGGTAAAGATAGAAGTGAGAGATTTTTAAATAATCTCTATAAAACAGGCAATGTTATTATTCATAAACAAACAGCAAAACTAAATCGCAAGTCCACACAACAGATGTTCAAAGCTCAAGCAGCCGATATAAAAATTAATGATATTACAGATGTTGTGCTAGGAGTTAAAGAAATTCCATGGAAATACACATTTATTGATCCTTATTACGTAGATGTTTATGGGGGAGCGGTGGCTTCCTTTTCGAATCATAAAAGATATCAGCTCACTTTGCCAGCAGCTTTAAGGAAAATAATCAATTCTCCCAAAAGTCCTGAGGAAGTGGATCTTGTTAGTAAGTTACCAGCAGCTATAGTTGAAGCGGCTAAGCAAAAAAAGGCTTATCCTTTGGATCCAGATAAGACTGCTGTTTACCACTATAAAAAAGATGACTGGCAGAGTTGGGCTTATCCTATGATTTATGCAATAATGGATGATATTGTGATTATTGAAAAACTCAAGTTGGCAGATATGGCAGCTTTAGATGGGGCTATCTCTAATATTCGTATTTTTAAGTTAGGTAATCTAGAACATAAAATAGCACCAACCAAAGCAGCAACATCTAAGTTAGCTCAAATATTGGGTAATAATGTTGGTGGGGGCACAATGGATCTGGTTTGGGGTCCAGATATAGAACTGATCGAAAGCAATACAAATGTTCATCAATTTTTAGGGGAAGGTAAATACACTCCACATTTAAACAGTATTTATGCTGGGCTGGGTATTCCTCCTACTTTGACAGGAACTTTTGGAGCGGCTGGTACAACAAATAACTTTATTAGCCTAAAAACACTAACACAAAGATTGCAATATGGTAGAGATATTTTAACTAAATTTTGGCAGCAAGAAATTATAGCACTACAAAAAGCTATGGGTTTTAAAGATCCTGCTTTCATTGAGTTTGATAGAATGGATCTTTCGAACGAAGAGGCGGAAAAAGCACTGCTTATACAATTAGCAGATAGAAACTTAATTTCTGATGAGCTACTACAAGCTAAGTTCGATATTAATTCAAGTATCGAAAGAATCAGACTCAACAAAGAACAAAGAAGACGGGAAAACGGGAAAATGTGGCCAAAAGCCAGTCCGTATCATGATGCTAATCTTGAAGGAGGTCTTCAAAAAATTGCATTACAGTCTGGCTCGGTAACGCCAAGCGAAGTTGGTCTGAAGCTTAAGATTCGAGATCCAAATCAAAAAACTAGACTTCAATTACAACAGGACTTAAAAGGCGACAGTAACCCACCAACGAAGTTGGGTAAAGATGATCCCGGTAAATCTTTGCCTGATAGATCAGGAAAGGGTAGGCCTCCAAGCTCGCAAGATACCAAAGAAAGAAAAACAAAAGAATTTGCACCGCAAACAGGAGCAAAAATGATGTTATGGGCGTGTGCCGCTCAAACAAAAATCGATGAAATTATCAATCCTATAATATTAGATTATTTTAACAAGAAAAATTTACGCTCATTATCAAGTGAAGAATACAAATATCTAGAAAATATAAAAACACAAATACTATTTGAACTTAAACCTTTCGGTGTAATTAATTCAGATAGCGTAGCTTCTTTAATACAGAACAACCATAACCACCACACACTCAAAAAATATAATAGTTGGCTAATTGGTATGAAAAATGACCCAGAAAAACCATTGACAGTTGAAGAACAAAGAAATGCCAAGGCCATTTTTTACACAAACACCCATGCGAGATAAAACATGAATATTTTTCAGCAAGAATATGATGACGGCATAGCAGATTTACTCACAGCTAGTAAATCCCATATTAGTTTTGCTTCTTTAGCCACGCCGTCCCCAGACCATACGATGATAAGAAATAATTTCAAATCTTCTGCATCATATAATGATGACGATCTATACTATGTACAGTCTATTTTAGTGACATCTAATTGGAATAAAAATGACGACATATTCGATGCTCCAGAGGTTTGGGCAGCTAGAAAAACTCCAGAAGATAAACCAACTAATTTAGAACATGATGAAAAAACTATAGTTGGACATATTGTGTCTAATTGGGCAATAGATGAAGCTGGGCAAATTTTAGACGAAACTATGGCTTCAGATGACTTGCCTAGTAAATTTCATATTATTACTGGTTCTGTAATTTATAGAGCTTTTACCGATCCAGAATTAAAGTCTCGTGCAGAAAATCTTATTCAGCAGATAGAAAATGGACAAAAATATGTAAGCATGGAATGCTATTTCAAAGGCTTTGATTATGGCTTAAGAGACGCTCAAGGTAATCTAAAAGTAGTGGCTAGAAACCAAGATACAGCATTTTTAACGAAACACTTAAGAGCTTATGGAGGTACTGGACAACACGAAGATTATCAGATAGGTCGTGTACTAAGAAGTATTACGTTTTCAGGTAAAGGTTTTGTAGATAAACCAGCTAATCCAGAAAGTATTATTTTCAATAAGGATGATCTTTCTAAAATAATTTTTGCTAATGAACAAAAAAAACCGGTTTCAGAAAAAACAGGTGTATTAAAAAGTAATAAAATTTCTAACTCTCAAAATGATGGTGTACATATGAATTTAGAAAACGAAATTTCCCAATTACAACAAACCATGGCTTCGATTAAATCGGATTACGACAGTAGTCTTGAAACTTCAAAGTCAGAGATCGAACAGCTTAAATCTTTAAACAATGAACTAAAACAGGAGTTAGATAATACTATGAGTAATCAAGAAGAACTTTCTAAAGCCAATGAAGAAAAAATTTCAGCGCTTGAAGCTCAAGTTGCTGAGCTTAAAAGCGTAATTGAGCAAGCAGAAGCTACCAAGGCAGAACTCGCAGAGCAATTAGAAGCTAATGCTGGCGAACATGATAAAAAAATGAAGGAAAAAGAAGAAGAATTAAAGAGCAAAAGTGAAGCAGTGGAGACTTTGACCACAGAAGTTGCTCAATACAAAGAAGACAAAATGAAGATGGAAGAGAAAATGAAAAAAGACAAAAGAATGGCAACTCTTGTTGAAGCTGGCATGAGCCAGGAAGAAGCAGAGAAAACAGAAGCCAATCTTAATGCTCTTTCAGACGAACAATTTGACTCTATCGCAGAAACTTTCAAAGCATCTTTGGCAGCAAAAAATGAAGAAGAGACAGAGGCAGGAATGCCACCAGCTCTTAAAGAAGCCATCGAGAAAAAGAAAGAAAAAGAAGAAGAATCAAAAGCAGAACAAGAATCAGAAGAAGTTGATGCTTCTGTACTTGAAGATGTAGAATTGGCAGAAGAAGCCGACCTTAGCGTTGGTAGCGAAGTTTCAGAAGAAGTAGAAAATACAAGAGCGGCTCTTGTAGATTTTGTGTATAA